CTCTTCATCGCCAGCGACCAGACGGTGAAGATGGCCGCGCGGCTGGATCAGGCCCGCCAGGAGGAGGCCGGGATTACGGAATATGAGTGGATGAAGTCCGGGAAGCTTCATCCCCGCTTGGCGCACGTCGCCCGCAATGGCCTGATCTATAGCTGGAACAAGCCCCCTCTGGGCGGCCATCCGGGGACCGAACCGAACTGCGGATGCAAGGCGCGCGCCCATCTCCGGTTAGACTGAATGCATCCCCCTCTATGCGCGGGGGGCGTGAAGCGGTATCTGTGGGGCCTCTAAGCCCTCGGAGCGCCATATGTTGATCCGCGACAAGGCCAGTATGTCGACCCGCCGGGAACTGCCGAACGGCTTCCTTCAGGTCGACGCCGTTCTCTCGCGGACCGGCATCCAGGCCTATTCGGCCGGTGAACTGGGCCTGAAAGACCGCAAGCCGAACGAAGTCGTCAACGTCTGGCGCCCAGAGAGCGAGGTCTTCAGCGAGGCCTCGATTGCATCCTTCGACTCGGTCGCCCTGACGGATGACCACCCCTCGGAGGACGTGACCCCGGAGAACTCGGAGCGTCTAGGGAAGGGCTGGGTCGGCCGCCCCTACCGCGACGGCGACTTCCTGAAGGCCCCGATCACCTTCAGCGCGAAGTCGATCATCGACAAGCTGAAGGCCGGGAAGGATGAACTCTCGAACGGTTACGATACCGACATCGATTGGACCCCGGGGATCGTCCCGGCTGGTCAACGTGACGCCGGGAAGGCCTATGACGGCATCCAGCGGAACATCGTGGGAAATCACGTCGCCCTTGTGGACGCGGGGCGGTGTGGCGGCGAATGCCGGGTTCTCGACAAGAGCCCGACGCCCGTCGCGGATTGCGCGTCCGACAAACCCTGCAACTGCCGAGGAGAACCGGCTATGGCCGATGGCCTGAAGAAAAGGATGATCGACGGGGTCGGCCTGGTCGAGGGGACGGAGGAATCCTTCGCCGTCATCGACAGCCTGACCAAAAAGGCCGCCGATCTTCAAACCAAACTGGACGCCGCCGAAGGCGCCGCCAGCGCGGCGAAGACCGCGAGCGATGAAGCCATCGCCGCGAAGGATACCGAGATCGCGGAACTGAAGGCGAAGGTGGATGACACCGCCGCGCTGGACGCCCGCGTCGCGGAACGCGCGCAGCTGATCTCCGACGCGCGTCGGGTTGCTGGCGACGACAAGCTGGTCGTCGACGGTCTCTCGGACCAGGAGATCAAGAAGGCCGCTGTCACCGCCCGCCAGGGCGAGGACAAGGTGAAGGGCTGGGCGGACTCGAAGTTCGTCGGCGCCTTTGACTACCTGGTCGACCTGGACCCGACGGACACCACGTCGACCACGGACGGCAAGCCCCCCGCCGGCGGACTGCGCGACGCGCTGAAGCCTGATGCCACCCCGACGGCCGACGCCAAGGGCTCCTCCTATGAGGACCGCATGGCCGCCCGTTGGAACAAGAAGAAGGAAGTCGCCTAACCATGCCGGCTATTCAAACCACCTATGACCAGCGGATGCGTCCTGGCCGCGCCGGCCTGGTCGTCAACATGGAGACCCAGAACTCCATCACGCGGACCTATGAGGGCGTCGAGCCCCTTCCGTTTGGCGTTCCGGTCTTCCAAGGCGTGGCCGACAAGGGCGTCGTCCAGTCGGGCCAGGAAGTCCTCTCGGCCGCCGGCGCCGCCGTCGCCGGCAACGACGGGAACGGGACGATCACGGCGGCCCCGCCGCTGGGCGCTGGCGCGACCGAGGGCGTCTATACGCTGACGGCCGTCGCTGACGCCGGCGTCCCGGGCGGTCTTCGCTTCGAGATGGAGAACGCGGGCGGCGACGTCCTGGGTTCGGCCGTCCCGGGCATCCAGACCACCATCGGAGGCATCGGCCCCTTCGCTATCGCGAGTGGCGGAACCGCCTTCCAGGCTGGCGACGCCTTCCCGATCACCGTCGAGGCCGAGGCCCCGGCGAACGCGGCCTTCCGGGGCTATGTGATCGAGGACAAGACGCTGATCCGCCTCGAAGGCGGCCCGGTCGACCACTTCCGGAAGGGTGAAAGCCTCGCCCCTCTGACGGCGGGCGTCATCTGGGCCATCGCCGGCGGCGCGGTCGAGGCGGGCGAGCCCGTCCATTACGACCCCGCCACCAAACGCCACGTTGCCGCCGGCGGCGTGACCATCCCCAATGCGGTCTATGACACCAGCGCCACCACGGCGGGCGACCTGGTTCAGGTCCGCGTTTCTCACCTGTAAGGGAGGGCCAAGACCCAATGACCGTTAAGCTGATCGACGCGCAGGCCGCCCTGACGTTCCTCACGAACCAGGCCTCCTACATCGAGCCTGAAGTCGAGAAGATCGAGTATCCGGAAGTTCAGTATCCGGACCTGATCCCCGTCGACTTCTCCGCCCCCGAGTGGACGAAGACCGTCACCTACTACTCTTCGGACGTGGTCGGTAAGGCGGACTGGTTCCACGCCAACGCCCGCGACGTTCCCCGCGCGGACGTCGACCGCCAGCGCTATGAGACCAACGTCGAAATGGCGGCCATCGGCTACGGCTATAACCTGGAGGAAATCTCCCAGGCGCAGCAAGCCGGCGTGGCCCTCACTTCGGACAAGGCCGAGGCGGCAAAGCAGGCCTATGAGTTCTTCACCGATGACGTCGCCCTGCGTGGCAACAACGACAAGAACTTCTTCGGCCTGATCGACTACCCGGGCGTGACCGCCGTCATGGCGGGCCAGAACGGCGCCGGGACCTCGACCCTGTGGCGCAACAAGACGCCCGACGAAATCCTCCTGGACTTCAACGACAACCTGACCGCCGTCTGGATTCTCTCTGGCATGACGGGCATGGCCGGCGACGTCCTGCTCCCGCCGGAGGATTACGCCTATCTGGCCTCCCGCCGGACCAGCGGCGAGAACAACGCTCCCTCGATCCTGAACTGGATCAGGGAGAACAACATCTACACGGCCCGGACCCGCCAGCCGCTCAACATCGAGCCGGTTCGCGGTCTGGAGACGGCCGGCCAGGGCGGTTCGGGCCGCATGGTGATCTATCGGAAGGACCCCAAGGTCCTGAAGATGCACGTCCCCATGCGTCACCGCTTCCTGGACCCGATGCGGACCGGCCCGCTGATCTATGAGGTCCCCGGCATCTTCCGCCTGGGCGGCCTGGACGTGAAGCGGCCGGTTTACGTCCGCTACGTCGACGGCATCTCCTAAGCCGGTCTCCGGGTTCCGGCCCGGGAGATGGAAGGCCCCCAGGGTTCGCCCCGGGGGCCTTTTTCGTGCCTGCTCGCCGGATCGCGGCCGATGCGCTATCGTCCGGCTCCCGAACCCCCTCGACGAAGGAGATCATCCGATGGGAAGGCGCGTATCCGTTACCAATCTGGCCCTTGGGCCTCGGGGATGGCCCCAACTCGGCACGTCCGAACAAACCATCCTGAAACGCGGCGAGACCCAGACGCTCCAGGTCGCGGACAACATCTTCGAACTGCTCCAGCGGCTCTCGGCCGGCGACAAGCCCGAGGTCGAACTGGAGGACCTGGGCGAGATCGAGGACGCCAGCCTGGCGGCCCGCGTGACCAATATCGAATCCGTCCTGGCGTCGACCGAGCCGAAGGGCCGCGAGGAGAAGGTGACGATCTCCGGCGAGGGCATCCAGGAAGCCGTCGACAAGGCCCTGGAGAGCGTGAAGGGCGACCTGGAGGCTCGCGACCAGACCATCGAGCGCCAGGCCGAAGAGATCGAGCGCCTGACGAAGGAACTCGAAGAGGCCGGCGCCGACGTCGAGGCCAAGACCTACACGGTCGGTCCGTTCGTCGAGAAGGTCCTGAAGGCGTTCGACATCCAGAACTTCTCGGACGTCCAGCTGGTCCTCGACGCCATCGAGGCGGCCTTCGAGCCCTTCGCGAAGTTCGACCCGGACGGCGACCTGAAGCCGGGCGGCGCGGCCGGTGCTGAAACGACCGGCCAGAACAGCGAAACCCAGACCCCGCCGGCCCCCG